GTTCATACCATTGGCTCCTGGGGCGGCATATTCATCATTTCTGGCGGCATTTCAGCCGATTCAGGTGGAATCATACCCATTTCAGGCGGCATTTGTTGCATTTCTTGCGGCATAGCCATGTCGCCCATCAATTCTTGACCTTGCTGCTGCATGACCAAGTCACCGGTGGTCATTACGTCGCGCAGTGTTTGCATGACGACCTCTTGCACCTGCTCTGGGTTCATGGCGCCAGATACGGCAGTCAGACGCTGAGTCTCGGCCTGATACGCCTTGATCTCGGCCTCGAATGCCTTGCGATCCAAGTCCTGCACCTCGACCGACTTGCCGACGTTTTGCAGCATCTGGTGCAGCTGATCCAGCTCCTGCGCCATTGCTTCCATCTGCTGCTTGGCCATCTGCATCTCAGGCGACTCGTCTGACTCGGCCATAATCTTCGGATCGATGATCTTCTCAAACCGTTTCGCCATCTCCTGCGCGCCTGGCCAGTCCATGTTCTTGATGAACAAGTCCCCTGCCACTTGCCAGAGCTGCGGGTTGGATTGCAGAATCATGCCCATTGCATCCAGTGCTTCCTGACGCTTGGTCATGTAGGACGGGCCGGTAGTGACCACCACGTCGTACCTACCCACGCCGGGGTTGTAAATCTTGTCGATGACGATGTTGTTCTCGTCCCTGATTTCTTTGACCGGCTCTTGCTGGGTCGGATCGAGCTTGACCATCTCGGTGTCGCCATCCAGACCGATGATGCGAGCTACACGCTGGGTGTCGTAAATCTTAGGAATCAGGCCAACGAGCTGACGAGTGACATGCCGGACAGCCCGCGCCAGATTATCGACGTAATGATAAGTGCCAGTGTCAGACTGACGCTCGCGCGCCATAATTGCCTTGCCCGAACGCTCATTAGAGGTGGCTCCCAAGCTGGTGTCATACTGCCCTGTGGTCGACTTGATGTCGTCTGAGGCACCCATTTTGGCCTGAATCAGGCCAGTTTGTGGCAGCGGAGGCGGCGCGCGCTGTGGTAGCGGAAGCACTGCACCATTTCCGTCCGTTACGTCGGGATTTACCTCCAAATACGGCCAATTTTGCGTGTTGGCCGTCTTCCACTGCATTTCGTAGCCTTCAAACTGGCCGCCGTAGCCAATAAATGGCGCTTTTGGCGCCAAAGCAAGCATTTCTGCCTCTTGTGACGTCCAATAGTTGTACATCCGCTGCGCATCCTTGGCATTTCTGACCAATCCAGACACGTACAGCTTGCCATCGACCTCAAATTCGTTGCCAACCACGCGCACAACCGGTATGTAGTCGCCTGCCCAGTCGCTTTTTTCCAAAAACTCGTAGCCGTTGGTCTTGCACCACTTGACTCGCTTGGCGTCCACTTGACGGCTGCGCACAGGTTTGACGCCCATTAGCTTTAACTGCTTGGCTTCGGGCGAACCCTCGAAAGCCGTGATGTTGCCAGGGTACAGATGCAACGTCGCTTTTTCGTATTCGATGTAGTAATACTCAGCGATACGCACCGTGTCTTCATTGATCCAGATGCTGATCGACTGGTCGCCAATACCTAGCGTTTGCAGGCTAGAAATAGGCGACGCGTCAGGGAACATGCGCTCATATTCTTCGCGCTGCAAGTCTTCGGTAATGAAGCACCACTTAGCATCCGCACCGCAGGGGTCTTGGATGGTTGGATCCATGTAGACCGAAAAGGAATTGCGCACCCGCATGATCTTAATGTCTTGATCGAAGGTGTTATCGTCGCAATACTCGGTCAGAATGCGGATGTAGCCTTCACCGTAAGCTACTTGGTTCTCGCAGGCGGTGTCGTAGGCGACGTCGGCGTCAGAGATGTACTCGATGTGCCTGACCATGCCGTTGTAGATTTCGGCGACTTGGGGGTCGGCTCGGTCGTCAGCGGGTATAACTTTGCCGCTCGGACGGTTTTGTCTTTGGTCGTTCGTGACTTGTCGGACATGCTGGGGCAGCTTGTTAATAGTCAAGCAAGGGCGGGCGTTGATCGTCTGCCCTTGCACCGCACCGCGTGTAGCCAAGACGTCGGCTGGCCACTGCCAGTGGTTATCTGGCGAGCCTGCGTAGAAGCGCAGGTCATCTAGTTCATCTTCACGGGACTCAGACAGCGCGGAGAGCGTCATTTGCAGACGAGTCCGCATGGTTGCCAGCGTGTCGCTGTCGCTCTCATCACCCTTTTTGGTGGGTGGGTTACCGCCAATCGCAGCAACTTTAGCAGCCGAATTTATGCCGGTGTAGTCCATTACTTTTTGCCTTTAGCTGGCGCCTTAGATTGTGCTGATCGCTTGGTGGCGTAGGCGATGGCCACGGCCTGATTTACAGGCTTGCCAGATTGTACCTCGGCCTTGACGTTTTTACGAAAGGCTTCTTTGCTCGCGCTTTTCACTAACGGCATCTTACTTCCCCTTTTTAGCCGTCTTAGCAGACTGCTTAAAGTCTTTCGCGGTTGGCGCGCCTGCCGAGCCGGGCTTCCTCATCTTCTCGCCAGAGCCAGCCTTAATGCGCTCGCGTTTAGCGTGAATGTTTGCGTACAATCCTGGTTTAGTAGCCATTAGCATTTCCACCTTTTCAAAGCTGCTTTCGCTCGTTCGCCGTCTTTAGCGTTGGCCGCGACAGCCCCCATTCTGGCGCAGAACGACTTTTTCCTACCCTCGTCTGCCTTCGTTTTCGGACTCGGTGCCGGTGCTTTCAAGTTCGAGCCTGTCTCACGGTTGTACTTCTCCCGCCCCTTGGCTGTCAGCCCCGCACCTTTACTGACCGGCAGCTTCTCGCCCCGGCCTACACTTAACGACACACTTTTTTTAGTCGCCATCTTAGTGCCCCATCCATCCAGTTGCTACTGTCGTCTGCCGGTACCCTCGCGGGGTTGACCGTGCTGCCCGTTCGTAGCTCGACTCACGGCTTGCCACCGGGAACGCGAACGTCACCGCTAGCGCGTCAGCCGCGTCAGGTGAGGCTAGGCCACGCGACTTCATCTCTTTCTTACCTTCCAGATAGATCGTCCCCGACGAGTCGGGCTTCTTCATTGGGCCAGTCAGGTCGGCTTTTAGCTGCCGGTCGTTGGGGATGCTGGCTGTTTTTAACCAGTCCCGCATCGCGCCCCACATCTCAGCACGCTTGTTGCCCCACATGACGGGCTTGCTTGACTTCCATCCGAAGTTCACTCCCCGCACCTTGTAACGCTGTTCTTTTAGCCTGTCAAGTACCCCGTAGCCTAGACCACCTTCATCAATCACCGTCAGTGCTGGCCGGTACTCTTCGATGGCGTCAATCACCCGGCCAACGGTCGTCATGGTGTCTTCGCCGTGGTACCGCTTGATCGCTATTAGATCCCGCCCTTGTCTGACGACGATGACGGTTGCGTCCGCGCCGCCTCGAGCTGGGTCAACGCCGACAACAATTGGCGCCGTCTCGTCCTTGTAGCGTGGCCTTTGGGCGGCATCGTCGACAGCAGACGCACCAATAAACTGATCTTCGCCAGCCGATGGGAATTCACCGTAGACCTCAACCCTAGCCTGTGGCGAATCCTCGCCATACTCCGCAATGATCTGCTCATATATCTGCTTGTCCGTGTCCTCGACCGTTCTGGAGTCAATATTCTCCGTGTGCCAGAAGTTACGCTTGGCGTGGAAGCACTCGTAGAAGTAGCCTTGATTACGCCGGGGGTTACTGAACGCGAACCAGTACCTGTCTAAGATCGGTTCCGTAAAGAAGCCCGCACCGACCGACCAGATGCCGTCTGGAATACCGGACGCCTCATCAAAGATCAGCATCATGCCGTCGTGGTTGTGAACACCGGCGTAGCTGTCGGGATTCTCTTCCGACCAGAGCTTGCCTTCCGCTGCCCAGTAGCGCGTACCTTTCTTCAAGTCCCGCTCGACCAGTTCAGTCAACCACTTAGCGGGCACCAGCTTCGTTGCGCTAATCTCCCACCAGTGGTTGTTGATCACCATCGCCTGCCACTTGGTCAGCTCACCCCATGTGACTGACCGCAGCTGGGCTTCGCTGTTGGCGCTCACGATCACGGAGGAGCCGATGCGGGTGGTCAACATCCACAGGATGAGCCAGCTGACCAAGGCCGACTTACCAATCCCTCGACCAGACGCAACCGCTGTTCTGAGCGCGTCCATGTCGATCTGACCCCGATTGTTCTTGATGTGGCTGGCTATTCTGCGCAGTATCTTGCGCTGCCAAGTGCGCGGGCCTTTGAACTTAGCCAGCGGCGTGTTGGGTTGCCCCCACGGGAACGCGAACAACACGAACGCCTCGGGGTCGTCAGCGATGGTCGGCGCCCAGAGGCGCGTCATTAGGAGCTGCTCGCCCTCGGCGTCATAAATCGGCTGTTGCGCCATTCGTCACTTTAGTTGGTAAATGTTGGGGTTGCTGTTCGGTAATTAGATTGTCAAGCGTGCGTCCGTCGATGACGCGCTCTTGTGCTTGTTGCAGCGCCTGCGTGATGCTGATCTTGTTGGTGATGTCGACGCTGATCTCTTGACGCGCTGTCCAGCCGTGGACGTGCTGCAGGATTGCGAGCGCTGCTTTGGCGTCGCCAGCACGGGCTGCTTCTCTTAAGTGGGCCGATGCCTCTATTTCGGAGTCAGCGCGCCCTTTTAGTACCGCCATGTCGGCCACAGGATCCAACTCGCACAGCTGCCTAAACTCGGTGGGCAGCATGCCAGCAGCCAAGGCGAGCGAGTCGCCCTTCAGACCCAAGGCAGCCGCGTCATAGATGGCCTGAAGCCTGGCTTCGGTCGCCTCGACTTTGCGTGGTGAGAATGGTATCGATTTGAACATACGCGGATATTAGCAAAGTGTGGGCAATGTGGGCTACTTTTTTGGCGGTCGGTATTGAGCTTTTTAAA